ATCGACATCATGGTCGAACAAATCGAACAGAAAATGAATCGCAACATTTCGCGCGGCACCGGCATCGCTCCGACTCTCGAAGGGATGTATGGTCTGAACCGCGCGGTCGGAGCGTATCGCTAAATGGAAAACTTCCCGGCAACACTTCCCGCCCCGTCAATCGACGGGTATTCGATCAACCCGGAAAAGTCGTTCATTCGCACCGAAATGGACACCGGCCCCGCGCGTCAACGTCAGATATTCACGGCGATGCCGACGACGGTTTCTTGCGGGTTCAAGTTCACCCCCGCGCAGATGACCGAATTCCGCGCGTTCTACATGACCGACGTCAACACTGGCGCAGATTGGTTTCGCATGTCGCTCGATGTCGGCGATGGTCTGCTGGAGTATGACGTTCGCTTTGTTGAACCCTGGAGCGCGAACCGCCTGCCGGGTGCGAATTGGTCGGTATCGGCAAACCTAGAAGTCCGGTTCCAATAATGACAGACACCTCACTTTCCGCTGCGATCAAAGAGGCGTATGCAACCGCCCCGCAAGGCGAGGTCATTTTGCATACGTTGGAATTTCGCCACGCAAATTTTACGTCGCCGATCCGCGTCGTTCGCGACTTCAACGATCTCACGGCGACACTGGAAGCATCTGCGCCCCTTAACCCAGGTGCCGCGGTCACGTTCGTCGGGTTTAATTTTGAATTCCAATTGCCCGAAGTTCAACATTCGGCGGTTCCAGAAATCATCATTTCAATCGACAACGTGTCGCCCGAGATCGAGCAAAATCTGGCGCTTGCCGTGGCTTCGCCGTTCCCGATCTACGTCACCTATCGGCCGTTTCTCTCGACCGACCTGACGTCGCCTCAGATGAATCCGCCGCTGACACTGACCGTCACGCATATCGAGGCGACTGACTTCCGCGTCACAGCCCGCGCGACGTATGGCGACATGAGCAACCGGCAGTTCCCGAACAAGGATTACACGGTCGCCGGTTTCCCTGGACTTGTGCGATGACGCACTGGGCGACTGACTATATTGGAATCCCGTGGGTCAACGGCGGGCAAGACCTCGACGGGTTCGATTGTTGGGGTTTCGTCCGTCATATCCAGCTTGTCCATTATCACCGTGAACTGCCGGTCGTTGATGTCGATGCGACGAAAACGCTGGCGGTCGTTCGGGCGCTGACAAATCACCCCGAGCATGACCGATGGGCGCACGTTATGACGCCACAGGACGGCGATTGCGTAGAAATGGGCAACGCGGCGCGCCCGTTTCACGTTGGATTGTGGGTTGATGTCGAGGGTGGTGCGGTGCTGCATTGCGTCCAGGGCGCCGGGGTCGTGCTGTCCAGCTTGCCAACGCTGATTCCGGTCTGGGGGAAAATTGATTTTTGGCGTTTTAAGGGTGCCGCATGATCGCAAGCGTTGTTTATATGAATTCGCCTTTCTCGCGCAATCGCGAGGTTCGGCACCTCCGCCGGTCTTGCCGAGTCCGCAAGATGGCGCCGAAAACACAGCAACCGTTCATCTGCTTTTTCAACGGCGAGGCATTGCTGCGCGCCGATTGGGATCGCAAGATCAGCGACGGCGACACGGTCGCCTTTGTCACGTTGCCGCAGGGCGGTGGCGGTGGATCAAACCCGCTCAAGATCGTCCTGATGATTGCGATTTCGGTCGCCGTTCCGTACATTGCAGGCCCGATTGCGTCGAGCATGGGCATCGCCTCGGGTTCGTTTGGCTTTCAGATTCTTTCCGGCGCGATTGGTTTCGCCGGAAAGATGCTGGTCAATGCGCTGATCCCTGAACCGAAACCGCCGTCACCGCATCAAGCGGCCGGCATAAATTCGCAGTCGGCCTCGCCGACGTATCAATTGAGCGCGCAAGGCAACAAGGCCCGCATCGGCGAGCCGATCCCGGTCATGTACGGCCGGCACGTCATATTTCCCGACTACGCCGCCGAGCCTTACACCGAATATGGCGGGAATGAGCAATATCTCTATCAGCTTTTTGTCATCGGTCACGGCGAGGATTCGGTTGAGTCGATCAAGATCGAGGACACGCCGATCGGAAGTTTTGCCGAAGTGAGTTATGCGATTTATTCGCCCGGACAGGCGGTCAGCTTGTTCCCTGCGAACGTGACCGCATCGACCGAGGTCGCCGGTCAGGACATGAACACCGGCGTCAATGTCGGGCCGTTCATCATCAACCCGGCCGGCACGACTGCCAATTTCATCGCGGTCGATGTGGTTTGCCCGAAGGGGTTGTTTTATGCCAACGATGACGGCGGGCTGAACGCGAAGTCGATCACGTTCACGACATACGGGCGCCGGGTAGATGATTCGGGAAACCCGATCACAGGCTATGCCGCACTCGGAACGGAAACGATTAGCGGTGCCACCGCAACGCCTCAACGCCGGTCTTATAAATACGCGGTCACGCCGGGGCGCTGGCAAATTTACGTTGTCAGAACAACGGCGAAAGATACGTCCAGCCGCGCCGGCCACGACATTCAATGGGTTTCGTGTCGCGCCTATATGCCGGGCGCGAATGTATATCCTGACGTCACAACGCTCGCCGTCAAGATGCGCGCGACGAACAACCTGTCGCAGACATCAAGCCGCAAAATCAACGTCATCGCAACGCGCAAGCTGCCGATCTGGAACGGTTCAACATGGTCGGCCCTGACCGCAACACGGTCGCCCGCATGGGCGCTGGCCGACATTCTCCGCGCGTCTTACGGAGCCGGGCTTGCGGACGCGCGGATCGACCTTGCCGGATTGCTGGCGATTGATTCAACTCTGTCCGCCCGTGGCGACTACTTTGACGCGGTGTTCGATTCCCGTCAGTCGATCTGGGAGGCGCTGACTATCGCTGCGCGCGCAGGTCGGGCGAAGCCGTATATGCAGGGCGGTAGTGTTCGATTCTCGCGGGATGGTGCGGTAAGCGTTCCGGTCGCATTGTTCAACAAGCGGAACATTCTAAAGGGTTCGCTCAAGGTCGATTACCTGATCCCGAACGACGAATCAGTCGATTGCGTCGAGGTGTCCTATCTGGATTCAACGACGTGGACAACGAAAACGGTGACGGCCCAGTTGCCACTTGCCTCGACCGATAAGCCGGCAAAGATTCAAGCGTTCGGCATCACGAACCGGAATCAGGCATGGCGCGAAGGTATGTATATGGCGGCGGCAAACCGCTATCGCCGACAGTCGATCACGTTCAGCACTGACATGGAAGGGTTCATCCCGTCATTCGGTGATCTGATCGCCATCGCGCACGACCGCCCGCTCTGGGGGACGTCCGGCGAGGTGGTCGCATACAACGCCGGAACCAAAACGCTGACGCTGTCCGAACCGGTCGAGTTCGAATCGGGTTCGCATTATGTCGGTCTGCGGAAGCGCGACGGATCGTTCAGCGGGCCGTGGGAAGTCACCGCCGGGGCGACCGCATTCGAAGTGATCCACGTTGACGCTGCGCTCGACTTCACGCCGGACACGGGGGCGGATCGCGAGAAAACCTATTTCAGTTTTGGCATGGGTGACGCGCATCGCCGCCTTGCCCGCGTGATCTCGATCAAGCCGCGCAACACGACGACCGTCGAGATCGTCGCCATCAACGAGGACGCCGCCGTTCATACTGCGGACAGCGGTGCGACACCGCCTGACTCGGCATCGTGGAACCTTCCGGTCAGAATCACCAGACCACAGGCGTCCGGGGTGAATGTCATGCTCGGCGGTACTGCTAAAAACCCGTTGTTGCTTATCAACTGGCAACCTGCCGAGGATGCCGAGCATTATTACGTGGAGGTTTCCTATGATGCCCGCCAGACGTGGCAACGCGCCGGAAACGTAGCGACGACGAACATCGCGATCCCGGCGCAGCGCGGCACAGTCTACGTTCGCGTGGCGGGTGTCGGCATCGCCGTCGGAGATTGGGCGGAATGGATCGGCGACCCGTTCGCTACGCCGCCACCAGACGTTTCGTCTTTCTTGGTCAGCGTTCAACCTGACGGAACTCGCCAATTTTCAATGGCGGTTCCCGGTACGGTTCCAGACCTCGCCGGTTACGCAATCCGCTATCGCCTCGGCACAGGCTGGACGGATTACTGGTCTGATCTTGACCCGATGCACGACGGCCTGCTGACTTCGTCACCCTGGGAAACGAACTTGCTAGCTGCTGGTGAATACACGTTCGCGGTCAAGGCTTTCGATTTTTCAGGCAACGAATCCGAAAACGCCACGTTCATCACGGCCGATCTGGCTGATCCTCGCCTTGCCGGCGTGATCTATAACACGCTTCCGCATACGGGCGGATGGGCTGGCACAAAAACAAACTGTTTCGTCGAGCCGGAAAACAACGTCTTGTCTGCGGCAGATTCGACAACCTGGGCGGATCTCACGACATGGGATGCTTATACGCAATGGGTATTTGCTCCAGCCGCCTCGATGACGTATGAACACACGCTGATCGACCTGTCGGCCGAAGTGCCATTCGTTCCGCTGATCTCGGCCGTCGCTGATGGAACGCAGACCATCGAGATCAATCATTCGGTCGACAACGTCACTTATTCGGGATGGATTGCTCCGACAGGTCAGATTTCAGCGCGATATGTCAAGGTTCGGATCACGGTTGCAGGGTCTTTCCCGAGGTTGCGCGTTCTGGATATTAAGCTGAACGGCGGAAGTATGTCCGAGGAAATTTCAGACCTGACGACCTCGGCATTGACGGGGTCTTATCGCATCGGAACCGGTGACATCCGCTTGCCGATTGTGAAGTCTTATTCCGTCATAACGCAAGTTCAGATCGCCTTGCAAAACGTCGGCGGCGGCTGGTCATGGGAAGTCGTGGACAAAAACACAACGGTCGGCCCGAGGGTCAAGATTTACAACGCATCGAACGCGCTGGCCGATGCAACTATCGACGCATTTATCAGGGGGTACTAACTCATGGCATGGCCTACGGACGCAATTATCACGACCGACATGGATGCGGGAACCGACAACCCCGCGAACGCTCGCGCCGAAATCAAACAGATGGCGGACAACGTCAACGACATCATGAACAGCCGCGCCGCGGCGAACGGCATTGCTTCACTTAATTCAACCGGTCGAGTTCCGACTAGCCAACTCGGGTCTGGAACTGCAACGGCGGGTTATTTTCTAGCGGCGCAAAGCGGTTCCGATCCGGCGTGGGTCGCTGCCTCAAGTTTCGACGCAGGGACGCGCCTTGCATTCCAGCAAACCAGCGCACCGACCGGATGGACGAAAGACACAACTGCCGCGATTAACGATTCAATCTTGCGGCTTGTGACGGGGACAGTGTCTAGTGGCGGGTCGGTTGGATGGTCAACGGCAACGGTTGGCGCGACGACTCTTGCCGAATCTCAAATCCCGTCGCACACGCACGCGCCGCGAAGGTATTCGACTGCGGGCGGGACTTCCGTATCAGTCGGTGCGACTGCAAACGTAAACGCTGGATTGCAAACATTAAATCCAAATGTCACGGCGACCGGCGGCGGCGGATCGCACACGCATAGCGTTGCTGACACTTGCAAATACTACGACTTTATCATTGCGAGCAAAGACTAATGGCACAGACTAAAAAAATCCTATGCCCGCTGATGGGCGGCGAGTGCGTTGAGGACGGCGCTATCTGCGATGGTGAACTGGTGGCCTGCCGTTTTTGGGTGACGGTTCAAGGCTTGCACCCGCAAACAGGCGAAACAATCAATTCCGGCGATTGTGCGATTGCTTGGACGCCGGTGTTGATGATCGAGAATTCGAAGGTAAACCGAGAAACCGGCGCAGCGGTTGAGTCGTTCCGAAATGAAATGGTCAAGGCGAACGACGCCAGCAATCGCGTCTTGCTCGCTGCGGCAGGCGTAACGCAACAGAAACTTATCGAGGGCTAAATCATGGCAAGAATAACGATCATTCCGACCGACGGTGTTGCTGGTGTTAACGGTGTATTTCACAGCATCGACCTGACAGACATCGGGGCAGACATTCACGCGATCCAGTTCGATGACGCGAATGGCGCCGGTCATATCGAATTCAACGACGGCAAGCCGAATCAGGGCATCGGCG